GCGGCTGCAAACAGTAAGTATCGATGATAATATTGTGGGACTAACGCCATGGTGTCATTGCTGGTAAGCTCTGGTAATTGAAACTTACCCCGCATATAAAACTGATATTGTTGGCTAGGTGCTGGATACAAGCGCAGCCTTACTACCTCAGTGTCAGGCAGTACAATCATAAAACGCGGCAAACCTTGCAATGGCTCGTATTTGAATGCCGAAAAAAATTCGTTGCGTGATTCGTCAATGAGCGGATAAGTTACACCATTTAACAGCAACCATGCGCTATCCATGTTTGAAAGCCTGCCTAATGTAATATCAGGTGTTGGGCTGTAACTAACTGGGCCGCAAATCACTTCCCTTTGACCAATGGCAACCGGACAAGTGGCATCTTTAGCTATCGTTAACAACAACCCACTACTAGCGTAGTCTTGCAGTAATTGATTTAAAACCGTAATGCCTAACGATAAATCATCGCCATGCAATGGCATTGTAGGATTAGAGGCGCTGGTTAGGCGATAAGATTGAGTAATAAATTCTCTAACAGTCAGCGCCATTTTTTGCGTCCTTTTTTGTGTATTTTCTTTTTTCTTTAAGCGGTTTTGGTTTCTCTATGAACCATTCGCCAGATGCTAATAATTCTTGGTGCTCATCCCAGGTGTTGGCTAATTGTTTTCTGCCATCTGGATGATACACGTACGCCCTAAAATATTCTGAATCAATTCTTAAGCCGTTGTAAATAACTATCATCATCATCCTTTAAAGCATGGCGGGTTTCCCCGCCAACACATATTAAGAACGAATTCTAACAGCAAACTCAGGGTTAATGGCCACACCACAAATCACGTCGATACGATCGAGCTGTTCGTAGTTGCGGATATCAGCACCTAATGAATAAGTCATTGCTAGTTTGTATAGGTCGGAGTAACGCGTTACCGCCTCAACACCACCACGCAGCTCTTTCAATGGAGGAGCCGCAAACACGATTGCTTGTGTGTGGTATGCAACGGATACGTTATGATCGTCACTTAACAACAACTGCGCGCCGTTAGGAATAGCAGCAGAAATGTTTTGACGAGCACCAGACACCACAATGCTTGGGTTTACTGGGATTGTTGCAGTACTTCCGTTAGCGGTAACAACATCAGCGGTTACAACAAACTGAGCGCGTTGACTCAATGCTTCGTATGTCAATGGGTTAACCATAAACACGCCGTAACCTTCGTCAATCTCAAGAATGTCGCCTTTTTTGTAAACGATATCGCCAGCTGATTGGCCCAAGCTACCAACAACGATGGTGTTGCCGCTGCTAATAGGTCCGTTGGTGACAACGCCGCCTAATTTAAAGCCTGCTGGAGGTGTTCCGCCCGCTTGTCCAAGACCTGCAATTTGACGTGCAAAGAAGTTGGTTTTAAAGAAGTCAAATCCAGACAAATGACCAATAAAACCGTCCATCAATGCGCCCGTATTAACGGTATTATTAAATACGTTGTACAAGTCATTAGACAGATTAGCGGCAATGCGTGGACCTACGCCAGCATAACGTTTGCCATCTTCTGGGATTGCCAATTCAGTCATGTATGCGTCAGCATTCAGGATTGTATTGAAATCAACGGGAACGCCAGGTGTACCAACAGCTTGGTATGTTTGTGTTTGGAAATCAGACGCAATGAACTTTTCAACCATGTTGGCTAGGCGTTTAGCACGAGGAGCGTTAGCCATTTCTAAATAGGGTTCGTCACGTGCGCGATTAAATGTTAAATCCCAACCAGTGTATTCAACCATTGTGCGAAATTGTTTGGTAATTGACAATGGGCGTGTAACCTGAACAACAGCCTCAGCGGTTGCGGTAGCACCTTCACCAGCTAAAAAGCGCTCTTCCAGGCGGTAGTTCAATGTTTGACCTGTTGCAAATTGCAGTTTACCAAAATCTTCTTCAAGGTTACGATTAGCGGTGCGTGCCAAAGAGAGCGAATTCCAAAAACGAATGAACACATCGTCTAAAATATACTGGGTGGTTTGAAAACTATTGGCCATAATATAAAACTCCGAACAAATGAATAAAACGCTCAAAATTGAGCACCTAGTTTCGTTTGTCCGGCGGTAGACAATAAGTACACACCATTTTTTGTGTGCTGCTGATGGAGACAGCAAATTTACGCATCGGGTGTAATATTATCCTGTTTGTTAGGTTGTTGGCAACTAACGCCTTCTAGCCACCAACTGTGCTCGACGTTTAGCATCAGCTTGCGCAATTAAGGCATCAATCCCGTCGTCTTTCTTAACCACGGGTTTCAGCGTGGTATCTTCCTTGGTTGACGCAAGTGGCCTGGGTGCTTTTGTAGCTTCTTTGTTTTTGCGCATACGTTCCTCAAGCTTGCCCATTTCTACCATTTGCGCATACTGGTCGGGTAGTTGTGATATTCGTTGCAATTCTGGCGCATGACGCTTAGCCGCAGCATACAAAAATGATGCCGGGTCTTTCATTGCTCGCGTAGCAATTGTCATTGCATCCGTAATTGGTTGCTGTCCAACAACGTCCGTGAAATCCTGGAACTTTCCCATGCCTTGATGAAACTTAATCTCGAACTCCGCCTGCGCTTGCTGCTCGCGTTGTTGTTGTTGTTGTTGCTGTTGGCGGCCTGTCATCTTGCTGACGGTTTGCTCGACAAATGACTCTAATTGCTGCTGCCAATCCTGCGACGAGTCAGGATTATACTCAAACCCGGCTGCGGCCTGGCTAGCTGCTGCTTGCAATGGTTGCTGTTGAGGCTGTTGATTATTACGCTCAAGACGAGCAAGTCTATCACGAATCGCTTTATTGATGCGCTCGTTAACCTCTTCTTCCGTATAGGTCTTGCTCTCGGCGGCTGGATTGCCGTACTCATCAACGGACATTTCCTTTTCTGGCTCCGGCGATTCATCTACTGCCTCTTCTAAATCGTTATTTGGCTCTGATTTTTCATCGTCTACACCTACGTCTATGTCTTTGGCTGGTTCAAAATCCGGCTCATCATCCGGCAAATCCACGGGCTCCTGATGCTCAGGCGTTGCGGGTTGCGTGTGCGTTTTTGCGCCCAATAATAGGTCGTCTATACTTGTCGTGCTCATTCATCATCCTTTGTTTTCTGGTATTTTGTGGGTTAAAATCTTAACTAGGTTGTTGGCGTGCGCTATCGCCTTGTCACTTTCGGTACGTCCTGTCTCAGCCATGTATCGCATCTTGCTTTCTTCAATTTCACCCATCACTGACATCTCTTCAGCCATAAGTTTTTGCTTCTCAATTTCAAGGTCGACTTGCATTTGTTGTTGTTTGAGCTGCAATTCCTGCTTTTTGATTTCAATTTGTGCTTGTTTATATTGCATGTCAGCCTGCATTTGCTGTTGTTGCATTTGCATTTGCATCTCTTCAGGGCTTGGCTGCTTCTGTCCGCCATTTTCATGCGGCATCTTACCTGTTTTGCCTGCTTCAATGATTTCAGGCGGCACGATTGTTTTAAGTCGGTTTTTAATCTCAATCGTGTTGACCAGGGGTAGATTTTCGGCATACAAATCAGCAAATAGGTTGAGTAATTGTGGGTTAGCTTGTAATATTATGTTAAGCGATTCGAGCGCCTGCTCTTTCTGCCCTTCGTAGCTAGGACCTGCCATTAATCTCACTTGATACGTGCCTTTGCGTATGTCGTTTTCTATGCGCTCGCCGTATTCATCTGCTTGCCTGTTGATAGTAATGCTCTTTTGTCCCTCATCCTCTGTCATCAGAGATATGACACGCTCGCTGTCATAGACGCGCGGTATCATTTCATTGACAATTTCGCCACCCACCGAAATAGCACGGTTAATGGCATTAAAAGCCACGTAAGTGCTGTATGAACCTTGTCTTGTCCTGGCATCAATAGCGGCGCCTGATACTTCGTTGCCTTGTTGTCCAAGTCTAGACGGATACAGTCCTGTGCTCGTGTACATGTCCTCGATTGCCCGTTGATATTGAGTAAGCAGTGTTTGCGGCAATTCGGGCGGCCGAAGTTGTTCCGGTTTGTTTCCGTTGGGTGATTCGTCATAGATCAACATCCCTTGTATTGATGCGGGGTCACGCCACATTTGTGCGGTGTCTTGGCTTGATACGTTTTTCTTACTGCCGATGTATTGGTCGTACCTTGACACTTTTAGTATGTATGCTGACTGCGTGCCTAAGTAGTTTAGATATCGTTGCGCATCAATTGCATCTGTAATAAATGATCGGCAAATCTGCTTGCCTTGTTTGTCGTAGTAACTGTTCTGGTCAACAAAAACCACAGGTAATTGGTCTGACGGAAAATCTGTTTCATCTAATACGTATTCGCCAGCTATCTTGTAATGTTTGATGCGGCATTTTTTGATGGGTCTACTATCCTCAATGCGCACAGGTTCACCGTCATCGTACAGCGTCATGATGTCGGTGTTGTCCATGCCAGGCTGCTGCTCCATGTCTTGGTCTTGCGGCATTTGCTGCTGGTCAGGCTGCATCATTTGCATCATTTGCTGCTCTTGCATCATAGCATTATGTTCTATAGATGACTCTATCAGTTCGTCAAGCTCGTCCTGGTCTAATGAGCGACCGTTAGACAATTTATAAAGCGTGGTGTTTGTATGTTTGCGGACGAAATGGTCAAGCACAGTAATCGAGTCATCGTCAGCCCAACTAAACTCAGTGCCGCCAGTGCCGGGCTGTACCGCTAACGCTATCTCGTCCTCAGATGCTGTGATTTCGCCCTCGCTCACTACTTTGGACTCTGCATCTTTACCGTACAACGATCGAAACTTAGCGCGGCTCATGCGTGACATGTAACCGCAATGCATGCCGTCTGTTTTGTTGGGTCTTTCGGCACTAACATCCCAATAGCACCGAGTCGCGTCTTTAAATGATTGCGGTATGATGTCTAAATCAAATGACGTATCGTACATGTAGTCAGTTTTCCACGCGAACGCACCAAACCCGCCAACAAACGCCTGGGTTGCTGCGATTTGATAAACCGTCTTTGCGTTAGTACTAAACATAATGTCTTTGACGATGGTTTCACGCAGCTTCGCTACTTCTTGGTCACAGTTTTCAAGCGGCACGACTTGCAACTGCGGCGTGTTTTGTTGTTGCTCGCCAAGCAGGGTGTTGATGAGCGTAGCCAGCTTATTAAATTGCAACGGCACCTTTTTATATGTCTTGAGTATGTCCTCTTCGTCGTCAGTCCACTGCTTGCCAAGTACAAAGTTATGTATTCGATGGTATTCATCGATATTGGTTCGGAAATACTCCTGCCATTTTTCGCAGGCGATGCGTGCGCTACGGGCTAACTTTTCGGCTTTTCTGACCATGGTGACGAGTCCTTGTTGGGAATAGATCGATTATGGCACAAATGGCGTAATTAGGAGAACATCTCATTGTATCCTTTAGGTGCTAATTGTGGGCGATAACTGCTATTGCCAACGTGTTGCCCGTAAAAAAACGTCATCATCAACGCGTCCGCAATGTCAGGACTAGGCATCCCACGTTTGCGCAAATCATCTTTAGACTCGATTAATAACTGCCCGTTACTGCGGTGCTTGTAACCGAGTGAGCACAAATCGCGGTGTAGTTCATCACTGTCAGGTATTGATACCGGCAACTCCCCAGTAAACCAGTCCCGCATCTCCGACCAAAGCTCTGCGCGTAGATTAGCAAATCGTTCTCGGTCATTAGCGCTACGTGCAACGTTAACACCCTCAACACTGTCATAACCCATCTCTTGCAATCGGTCGACCACGCCAGCGCCAATACCAATGGGGTCAATGCAAACTTTAATTGGCCTCTCACGGTCAATGATGGTTTTAAGTCGACCGGCTAGCTCCATAGTATTGTGATTACGCAACACTTCAATGCCATACGCTAATCGCCCACGTCTGCGGATAATTGCACAACGGTCATTGTCGCCAATAGCGGGGTCAACGCCTATTATTAAAGATGCGTCTGATTCAATATCACACTTGCGAGCACGTACTACATGGGCCGCATGTATAAACGTATCGTCAACGGGGTTTTTAAACGCCTCGCTGGCGGTCATTGGGTATTCCTGGCTAAAGCGTATTAGGCCAATATCGTATTCATTATGAAACTCGTATATCTTTTTTATGCGCCAGGCCAGATGACCCATCGTTAGGCCGTTATCCTTGTATTGCTCGTACAATTCGAGGTCAGACTCACTGGGCTTATAGCCTTTACCATCGTCTTTATATTCTTCTTGCCAATACCAAGGCACGAATATGGCCTGGAATCCGTTAGTGCCATGTTCAGCACCAACCCACACAGAATGAAAATAGTTACCGATTCCGTTAGCAGTGGACTCAAGAATAAGTTCGGTGCCATCTTGACCACCAATCGCCTGTAATAAACCTTGAGCGTGCTCCTCAGCGTGAGGCCAAAAACCGACCTCACTTCCATGACATAGCTGAATAGTTTGCGAGCGTCCAGCACCTTTGTTGCCAGCCGTACCCACAGCATAGCCTGAGTCAAGAGCCGCAAAGTTTAGTTCTTTAACGCTATCTTTGTCCGCTTTTGGGCAAAGACCATCCGGTAAATACTCGTAGTATCGTTTAGTCATCTCAAATAAGTTTTTTGTAGCGGCTGCTTCGTGCGTAAGAATGTATGTTTTGATACCGCGGCGTGTGATTGTTTTGTGAAAATAGCGTGCTTGAACAAAAGTGGAGTTGTGCGAGACTAGGCCTTCGCAAATAAAGGTTTTAGTGCTGGTTTGCAGGTCTATAACGTCTATTTCGCCTAATGGGTTTATTGATGTTATTGTCGGCCATGAATCAAATCCAGGACATGATTTAGGTAATTTTTTACCTACAAATACGGGTTTATCAATGAATCTGATTGGTCGAGTTGCACAAAGAATTCTTAATATATCTACTTGTCTATCAACTCGAATACAATGAACTGGCTTGTCACCCAATTTGTTTCGTTGTCCGCATTTAACGCGATTATCTATTAATTCGTAGTATTTTATATCTCTATCTTCAAGGTATTTTTTGGCTCTTCTTAAAACTAGCCCGTCAACTTGGCTTAATGCAATTCTTGCTGCGGGATATGCGCCAAACGATCCTTCACCATCAAGCAACCCTGAAAACCACCCATCTTCATAGCTTGGGTCAAACTTTTCTGGCGCATGAGAAAAAGCCCTGATCTGATCCCCAACTCTACATTTATTAATAGACTTCCATTCTACTTGAGCGCCTGATTTGCATAAATGACGATGTTCGCCGGTCACCTCTAAAACAACACCATTTGACATAGTAACGGCATAAGCATGTTTTTTTAGATAAATCTTTGCCTCAACAATGGCATTTTGTATCTTTCTTTCTGGGATTTTAACACGATCAACGCCGCAATTCGTGCCTTCCACGCACCCTTCATCAACGGACATAAGAGATTGACCAACTTTGACATCCGCTAGTGATATCCATTGATACTTATCTGTCATTATGCGCATATTTGGGGCGTAACAACACCCCTGTTGACGGCCTTTCAAAATAATCGCCCGAACACGTCCGGTTTCGGCTATTTGCTTTTC